AGAAGCTGCTCGTAGGGAATGTTTTGAGGAAACAGGCATTCAATATGATGGCGCATTAAAAGTATTACATGATGATGGTCAATTCTGTGTTTACATTGCTCGTGATGTAGAAAAGTCAGAAGTTAAGCTCAATTATGAATCTACTGGTTACGATTGGTGTCATACTGGCAGCCCATCTATGCCATGTCATCCCGGATTAGATATTGCTTTTCGCATTGCTGGCGCAAGGACTGAATATGATTATGCAGAACTTATTAAACAAGATTTATTACCTAGTCCACAGATGTATGCAAATGTCATGCTCTTGGCTATACGCATTACAGGAACAGGCTTGGCTTATCGTTCTAGTATTGGCGAGTATGTATGGCGAGATTCGTCTTTATACCTTAATGAAGATTTCTTAAAAAGGTGTAATGGGTTGATCGTAATAATGGATCATCCTGAAACTGCTGTCTTAACTTCTGATGAATTTAAGAATCGTGCAGTAGGAAGTATTATTCTCCCTTATATCAAGGGAGATGAAGTTTGGGGCATTGCTAAAATTTACGATCAAGCATCGGTTGATGAAATTCTTGAAGGTGAAATTAGTACATCCCCATCAGTAGTATTTGACAATACTGCTGGAAACACTACACTTACAACTGAGAATGGCGACCCACTCTTAATTGAAGGTGTACCATTCCTCTTAGATCATATAGCTATTGTTACAAAAGCTAGAGGTTCTAAGGGAGTGTGGGACAAAGGTGGCGAAGCTACTGGAGTTTTATTAACTAACCATGAGGTGTCTGAAAATGACTGAAAATATGATTGAGCCAAAGGCAGATGCCCAAGGTGAAAAACTTGATACTATCCTCTCTATTCTGAGCAAAGTTGTAGCTCGTGTTGATGAGATGGAAAAGAATCTACCTGCTGCACCCTTAGTTACTGCTGTCGATAAAAAGGCAAAAGCTGACGAAGATAAAGAAGTAGAAGCAAAAGACGATGAGGAAGAAGAAGAAGAAGCGAAAAAAGATGCTGAAGGTTCTAATCCTGTTGAACATGGTCCTGCTGGCGAAATTAAGCCAGATGAAGATGAAGCAATGTGTGACGATGAAGAAGAAGCTATGAAATGTGATGAAGAAGAAGCTAAATATGCTGATGCTCAAGCTAAAGCTGATTCAGTATTGGCTGCATTTGGTAAATCTGCTTCTCGCCCACTGCAAGGTGAAAACCTGCTATCTTATCGCAAGCGTTTGTTGCGTGGTTTACAAGCATATTCCGATTCTTACAAAGACATCAAATTAGCTTCTATTAAAGATGCTGCTTTGCTAACTTTGGCAGAAAAGCAAATTTTTGCTGATGCGTTGAATGCTGCTAAATCCCCATCAATGTTTGCTGCGGATCAATTAATTGAAATTAATGAAAAAGATCGTGCTGGTCGTACTATCACCAAGTTTAAAGGTGCTATGGCTGCTTGGCTCGATGACTTCAAAGTTCCTGCTTTGAGAGTCAAAGAATTTCATCTCTCTAACAATAAGCGATAAGGAATAAGCCATGAGCTCACAAATCTCTTTAAACCCAATGGCTACAACCAATGCTAAAGGTCTATTTTCGACCAACAGCAATGGTTTTACTCAAGGTGATGCACAAGACGATCCAGCAGTTAAGTTTGCTTTAGCTGGTGGAGTTTTATCAACCGAAGCAGCAACCCCACTTTGGGGCGGTATTCCAATTCAAGAGTTTATTAACGACTCTGCTGTATTGGGTTCTACTGTTCTTCAAGCAACTGCTAACGCAGTTCCAACAGGTATTTGCGTATTTAACCAAGCGTTTGCTGGTATTACTACTCCACAATCTACAGCACCCCTGTATTCTGCTGGTATGTCAGTAAACTTCTATCGTTTTGGTAGCGGTGCTCGTATTCCTTTGGCACTTGATCCTGCTGCTATATCTATTGATGGTGAATTGATTTCTACTACTGTATATTTTGATTACACAAACAACTGGGTAACAGCAGTAAACCCCGATAGCCAAGCAGCTTTGCCTGTTAAAGTATTGAAAATCAGTACTGAAAACAACAAAACTGTTTCTTATGATGGTATGACTGGCAATGCTAATTGGGCAACCGATGGCTTAATTGCTGTTGTCCAAATTTAATAAAGGAAAAATACTATGTCAGGATTCGCACCCTCATTTGTAACAGTAAATCCGCATTTCATGATGCCTGAACTGATTATGCAGTACAGTTTAGCTTCAGGTGCATTTACAACTCTAGCAACCGAAAACCCAATGCCTCGCTTGGGTGAAGCAGACCTGTATGTTTATGCTAAGAAAGTTCAACTGACAACTCAAGTGTCAGCTAACCAATCTACAGCTAATCAACTGCCTTCAGCTTCGGTTATCCCTTCAATGATGTCCACAGCGACCTATCGCTTGCAGACTCGTGCTCAGTATGACAACTTCGATGAAGCTGCTACTGGCGCATGGGGCTACGCTTTGCCACAAGCAATGCGTTTAGCTGCTCGTCAAGGTATTGCTCAACAGTTGCGTAATGCACTTCTCTATGGCTACAACCCTGCCAATGGTGAAGGCTTGCTCAATACTGATGGCGCAACTCGTGTAAACCTCGGTGCTGATACAAATGGCAACGCTGGTTATAGCACTTGGGATAGCGGTCAGCTTGCTCAGTACCTATTGAATATGATCGGTGCTTTGAAAGTTCGTACATTGCAAATCGGTCAGCCTTTGCGCTTGGTTTTCCTTGCTCCGCAACGCTTCATTAGCCAAATCTCTTACTCTGGTGTAGTGTCATTGACACAATTCCAGCGTATCGGTGCTGGTGTTGAAACTGCTGCTGGCTTGGTAGAAACTGTAGCTCAATGGGCAGGTGGAGATGATGTATCTTTCGCTGCTGATGACACTTTAATCGGTAAAGGCTATGGCGGTACTGATGCTATCTTGTTAATTGCTCCAGAATTGAAGATTCCTAAAGCTAACAACAACATCAATACCAACATTTTTGCAACTTTGACACCTAACATGACAGCAACTAGCTTGATGTTGTGCGATGTGTCTGCTCCTACAGAAATTCCTACTCCTATTGCTGATGGTGGTATTACTACCCTGTACACAATGCGTAGCACTTCTGGTTGGGGTATTCGCCCAGAAGCACTGACAATTTTGTCTGCTGCTTATTAAGCATTAAAGTATTATCAAGAAGCCCCACTTCGGTGGGGTTTTTTGTTATAGTATTAAAACCTCGTGTGATGCCGAGATGCTTTTTATGGGGGGTCGGGAACTTCACAAGAGTTCCGCATCATCGATCCCCCACCCTAAAAGGGAATATATTATGAAACTATATATCGCAAATTGCAGTAAACAAGAATTTGACTTTACTTATTCTCTAGCTGAGAATCCTCGCCCATTTCATCACAAAATTCGTGCTGGAGCTCAAATTGAGATTCCCGGCAGCCAAGATGATTTGATGACTATTGTTAATCAACATCAAATTTATGGAATGATGGAAGTTAATAAAGTTGGTAAAGGATTTGGTGGTTTATGCTTTAGATTTGAAAAGCCTATTAGTTTAGAAGCTATCCAATCAGGGTTTACCCAAACCGATCAAGAAATGATCGATAAAGCGCAAGAATCTAGGAATATTACTGCTGCTGCTTCAGATCAGATTATTTCTCAAAAAGCTCAAGAAATGGGTTTAAAGCAAAAAGCTGGTTTAGAAATTGAGATTATTGAAGAAAAGAAAAATGCTGGAGATAATAGTCCTAAGTTTGAACAAACCATCGAAGTAGTCAGAGAAGGTATTGCTCCAGCTAAAGGTCGCAGAAGAAAACAATGATTTTTAGTTAAGTCTTAGGTACAATTCGGCTATGACGAGTATATATTCTGCACCCCCTACACTTGAAGGCTTTATAGCTTGGAGCAGGGCTGTTATGCAGATTCCATCTACCGCTATTCCAGATAATGATCCGGGATATGCGGTAGCTTATCAACTTGCTCTTGATTTAGTTCCGATTGATTTTGCTAAACTTTCCCCTGATGTTTATACATTAACTGTATATAACTGGGGTGGAAGTCAATTATTGCAATTTCAGCCTGATATTGTTGGGCAAACTTGGTTTGCTGATGCTCGTGCAGCTTATCATATCAATAGCTTTGTAGCTGGTGTAATTGATACCGCAGCCGATAGTTCAACTAGCGAACACATGATGGTTGGTCAAGGTTTGCAAAATTTAAGCCTTATCGATTTACAAAGATTAAAAGACCCCTATGGCAGACAAGCATTGGCTTGGATGCAATCTATTGGAACACTTTGGGGTTTAACATGAAATTGCATATCGGGGTCATTGATGTTCCCGAACCAGAAGGAAATACCACTGGTAATGTAGCAACAATCTTAGAAGAAAAATATGGGTTGTTTTCACATTTTGCGGATAGTCAAATAGATAAAATAGCTAATAACCTTGCAGAAAGCATTGCAGGGGCTTTTGAATCATTAGCTATGGGACATATACCATCTGATCCTTTTGCAGCAGCCACAACCCAAATAAATCAAGATTTTAGACATTTTTTAGACATTGAAGAAATTGCTAAATTAGGAGTTCCCGGAGTTCCTACAAAAGCTGCATTAATGGGTAAAAGTATTCGATTTAAGCGCAAAGTTGGACCACGCAGACCATCTTTCATTGATTCGGGTGTATTGCAAACTTCTCTTAAATCTTGGGTTGAATAATGGCTTCAGTACAGGAAACTTCTGGGGCTAAAACTCCCCTAGGTGCTAGTTTAGCGGATGGTTTAAATACCATATCGTTAAATCAAACCATTACTTTTACTTTGTATGTAAAGTTGGTGCTGCCTTTAGATGGATATGTATTTTGGGTAAATGCTGCTCTTTTAACTGATTCGGCTCTTTATAATGCCACTCAATATAATAGATTAGAGTATGACCAACCCCCAAGCGATTTACCTAGAAGGCAAATTACTATTCAAGGTTCTTTGCACTATACAAGCGAAGTTAATCAGCTAGAAGATAGAACTGCTGTTTTCAGCAATTTAATTTTTACTGCTTTAGAAGATATTGTGGATTTTAAGTCAATTAATCCACAAATCATGTATATCGCCACTTATGAAGATATGAAGTTTTCCTTTAATCGTAGGGAAAATTTCTACAAACAAGCGGATTTATATCATTATCGGGGCAGTCCTTTGTTTTCTATTATGGATACTCAGATTATTGATACCATGACAGGATTTGATACAACCAATGTTATTGTTTCAAATAGCCTACCAATTTGGCTGACTTTGACCGATTACTTTCCAATGTATCCATCATTCTTAGTAGATCAAAACTTACCACCCCCATACGCTTCGGTTCATATTGAACCCACAAGCACACAGGCTTTGCAGTCTTTTCCTTTAATTACTTTAAATAGTTCGCATTATCAATTAGTTAAAGAAACAGTACGCATTACAATTTTCGGAACTCGTAATTACAATGCTTTAGAATTTCAAGATTATGTGTTCCAATATAGCTTGAATACTGACAATATTGGGATTCTCAATATGCCAGTAATACAAGATGAAAAAGTGACTCAATCGGAGTTTGGGGTCATAGCTCAGAAAAAGGTAATTACCTTTGAAATTAGCTATTACCAACAAAATTTACGAGATATTGCTCGTAAGCTAATTGAACACGCTTTCATAGATGTAAGTTTTTCCGATAACCCAATCTTAGTGTAAATAAGGAGTCACAAATGGCAATTACTTCAAACCCAACAATCCAAAATGGTGCTGTTTCTGTAGGAAATGGTACACATTCATTTTTAAACATTACCAGTACTACAGCAGTTAAATCAACCCAAGGTCGCATTTGTACAGTTAATGTAACTGTAGCTGATGGTGCGGTTTCTATTTATGACTCAGCAACAACAGGAGCTATTGCTGCTGGAAACAAAGTTGCTGTGCTTGCTGATGCACTTGGAAGCTACAGCGTAGATTTCCCATGTGCAAATGGTATTGTTGTTGTACCAAATGGCAGTACTGTTTCTGTTAGCTTTAACTAATTAGGGGGCTAATATGCCAAATATCGTCAATGTAGAAGTTTCGCAACAGGTTGCACCTGCACCTTCGAAACTTCAGCAAACTGGGGCATTTATTTCCCAAGGGGCTACTACACTAGCTCCCGGAGAAACTGCTCTTTTAACTCAATTAAGTGATTTAAGCTCAATCTTAACTGGCTCTGTAACCATTGATACGATTACATGGAGTACAGGTGTTGTTACAGTAACAACCCTTGATGCTCATGGAATCCCAAGTGGTGACACTATTCCAGTTATTATTTCGGGTTGTACACCTACTGGATACAATGGAACTTTTGCTGCTACTTATGTAAGCAGCACTTCTTTTACTTATCCATTAGCAATTAATCCGGGTTTAATTTCCACTAAAGGTGTAGTAACTCTTGAAGATGTACAAGAGTTAGTAGCCATGAATAATACCTTTTTTGCTCAAGGTCAAAACTTAGCAGTTTATGTTTTGGAATTGGGTGCTGGAACTCCAGCGCAAGGTGTTACAGAACTAAGCACTTACATTGCTAATCCTACAATCAAGTTTTATAGTTATTTGTTGCCTAAAACTTGGGATACAGAAACAACAATGGTTGCTCTTGCCACGCAATACAATGGCACGACAGCACAAACTTATTTCTATGTAACCACTACTTTAGAAACTTATACTGCTTGGAATGGTATTAAGTCTGTATTTGCTGCGGTTCAAAGTCCAAGTGCTCCTATTACCGAATTTAGCCTTTCAGCTATGTTCCGAGTAACTTTGGCTTATAACCCTAATGCAAGTAACTTAGCGCATCCTTTAGCATTTAGCTATATCTATGGTGTAACTCCTTATGTCTTAACCAATACACAACAAACAGAATTAAAAGCTGATGGTGTGAACTGGGTAGGTCGTGGTTCAGAAGGTGGTATTTCAAATACCATTATCTTCTGGGGTACATTTATGGATTTAAGCCCATTCAACTATTGGTATGCGGTTGATTGGCTTGCTATTAATGTGGAAATTGCTCTTGCTAATGCTATTATTAATGGAAGCAACCTGCCTACAAATCCTTTGTATTACAACCAAAATGGTATTAATACATTGCAAAAAGTAGCGCAAGCAACAGTTAATAATGGTATCGCTTTTGGAATGATTTTGTCCCCTGCTGCGGTTGAAGCAGTTTCGTTTATTACCTATGTAACTCAGAACCCTAGCGATTATGCTACTGGTACTTACAATGGTTTAAGCGTTACCTTCGTTCCTGCTCGTGGATTCACTTCCATTACGATCTACTTAACTGCATCTAACATTCCAGTTTAAGGAGAATAAATAATGGCAAATCCACAAGTTATACAAGGCACATTAAATAGACTACTCGCCAGTGTAGTTTATGCCGACTTTCCCGGTTTAAATGTAACTTCTTCTTATTTGGCAAAAGAAGCAATCAGTTTAGGTTTCGATGGCGATACATCATTGCTTATTGGTACTTTAACTGGTGCTGTTACAAGCCCTGAACCATACATCTATGGCACTGCAACAATTCACTTGTTGCGTACACAGAATTTGGCTAATGCTTATAAAACACAAATTGAAACTAATACGACTTTAGGCTCTGTAACTGTTTATCCAGATACTATTGCTCTAAGCCCATTTCAGTTAAACAACTGTGTTTTAATGAGCGTTCAGGAAACCGCATTTGATGGTACACAAGCAGGATTAATTATTCGTGTTCGTGGTGTTTACAACATTAACTCGACCTTATATGCAGCATCCTAACTAAAGGAAAAAAGTGAAAATAGATCGTAATCTTAACCTTGTGATGCAGGTTCAGACAGATAAAAAAGGAACAGTATTTATTCATTCTTCTTCTATCAGTCGATCTGTATTTGAGCAATTTTATTTGGAATTAGGAAAAGTATTTAGTCAGTGCTTTGATAGTATTAACCAAGCTCATTTGGCTCTATCAGCACCGCAACTTGCGTACCCTGCTTTGAAAGCAATTTCAAAACAAGCTGGTAACTGGGATGGTGCTGGTGGAGTTAAATTTGGGTTAGTCAATGAAATTATCCGACTAACCAATGTGCTTGTAAGTGGCGAAAGAGGATGGGAGTCCATTCCTTTTGACACAGCAGTAAAGCGTGAAGTTTTGAATGAAGATGAAGAAATGGAAACCCTAAGTTCGCTGGTTTTTTTTACAGCAATCTCCAAGGTCGCACCGAAGGACTTGAAAAATTCTTTCTTGGAGATGGCAGGTGCGTTGCGGAACTGGGAACTTACATCCTTGGATTCTATGGAATACATGAGTGGTTTGCCGATCTTGACCAAAAAAGAATCTACTGGAAAGAAGGCGAAGGAATCATCCCTAGTATCTTAGAGTATTTAAGTAATGGTGGTTTTGAAGTGTTTATGAAAGAAAATGGCGGTAGCTGGAAGGATGCACAGGAGTACAGAAACCGACATTTAATTAGGGCAATTAATTTAAAGTCAATTTTTTAACTGATAGGTAGAACACAATGGCAACAAAATCGGTTATTGAAATTGATGTCTTAGACGATAAATTTAAAGCATTTGCTGATGCTTTTGCCAAGTATCAAGAAGCATTAAAAAAGATGCCGGGAGATTGGCAGAGAGTTAATACTGCTGCCACTGCTGGCTCTGCTAATGTAGCTAAAAATATTGCTCAAGCTACTAAAAATCAAAAAGACTTAAATAAAGCTGTCGGAGATAGTTCCTTTGGTTTTCGCAATGCTGCTAGGATAACTGGCGATATTGCAAAAAACTTAGCTTCAGGCGCATTATCTATTGCCAAATGGATTTCATTTGGAGCTATTGGCGGTGGATTTGGTTTAGGTGGTTTAGCTGCTTCTGCCAGCGATGTGCGTAGGCAAGCACAAGGATTAGGCATTACCACAGGGCAACTTCGTGCTGCCAATGTAAATTTTGGTAAATATATTGATCCACAGGCTACTTTAGCCAATATTGCTGAACTTCAATCTTCTTTAAGTCAAAGACAAATCATTACTCGTTTAGGTGGTCAGCAAAGTCAAAATCCTGCCGATATGCTTGCAACTGTAATGCGCTCTGCTGTTGCTCAGTTTAAGCAAGGCGGTCAAACTAAAGAATATGCAGAAGCTATGGGGCTTACTCAAGTCTTTAGCATGGAAGAATTGCGTAGATTAGCAAGTCTTTCCGAAAAAGAATTTAATGAAACCATTCAGAAATTTAAGCGTGATCGTGAACTATTGGCTGTGGATGATGCTTCTAGTCGGGCATGGCAAGAATTTTGGATTCAACTAAAGCGTTCAGGTAATTTGCTTGAAACTTCATTTATTAAGAATCTTTCGGTTCTTACTCCACAATTAACCCTATTGTCAGATTCATTAGCTAAAGCTATTGATGGATTTTTAGGCAGCGAAGAAGTTAAGCAAAAGTTAGAAGATTTAGCTAAATATATTGGCAGTGAAGAATTTAAGCAAGCTGCTGGTGATTTTATGGAAGGATTAAAAGATTTAGCTGCTGCTATTGCTTGGGTAATTTCTTCTATTCCAAATTTCAGTCGTGGTTTTAAAATTATGGGTGAAAAAATATTTGGTGAAAAAGAACAAAATATTACTGCTGTTGAAGGTAGAAATGAAAACAAAATTGTTGTAGGTTTAATGAAATTAGGGATTAAAAATCCCGAAGCTCTTGCAGGATTTATGGGAAGTTTAAAAGGTGAAAGTGCCACCTACAATCCTCAAGATGTAAACCCAACATCAGGAGCTACAGGCATTGCTCAATGGTTAGGCACAAGAAAAACTGAATTAGAAGCATTTACTGGAAAAAAAGCAAACCAAACTAATATTGATGAACAAATTGCATTTATGCAATATGAACTTCAAAATAAAGAAAAAAATACTTTAAAGCAGTTAATAGCTGCAAAATCAAAAGAAGAAGGTGTAAGGGCTAATATTGGATATGAAAGATATGATACCAATATGAGCCAAGCACAAAAAGATGCTGAGTTTAATCGCAGATTATCTTATGCAAATCAAATTCGTGTCGATGTTTCTTCTACTGCTGGCTCTGATATTACTGCTTCTGCAAAAGGATTGCCACAAAGATGACCACTACTGGACAAACTGTATTTCAGGCTGCCTTTGAGGTATCGCCTATTATTTTGCAAGATGGATTAGCTCAGTTTTCAGGGGGCTATCTTCCTTTAACAGCTATTACCGAAATCATTGATTTCCCCGGTCTTTCTAGCAAACAATTTTTTGCACACTTTAAACCTTTATCTGGCAGCACTCTTGCTGAATGGCAGGTAGCAGAATATCCTTTTGTAAACCTACAAATGGCTGCTAATGCTCAAATTCAGATGCCATTGAAGCTAAGTATGCTTCAAGTTTCCCCTGCTCAAACAGGCGGTGGATATTTGTTTAAGCAAGCTATTTTTACTGCTCTTAAAATTGCTTTAGAAAATCATATTCAATTAGGCGGTACATTTACCATACTTACTCCTGCTTATACCTATACAAACTGCCTTTTAACCAGTTTAAGGGATGTAACTAGCCCAAGCGATAAACAAGTACAAACTATGTTTCAATGGGATTTTGTACAGCCTTTAATTACTGAATCTGGAGCTTCTCAAGTAGTAGGCAGCTTAATGCAAAGACTTGGAGATGGATTACCAACTAATTTAACTTATTCTCAAGTGCCAGCCCAAAATGCTTTACTTCCGGGTGAGGAAATATTGCCATGACAGTTATTCAGTTTCAACCAGCATCAACAGCTAATTTCCAATTCAGTCCAGTATTGGATGGAATTACTTATGTAGCGATTTGTACTTATAACAATTACTCACCTCGCTATTACATTAGTATTTTTGACACTAATAACAATTTAGTCATTAGCAGACCAATTATTGCTTCTCCTGATGATTATGATATTAATATCGTAGAAGGTTACTTTACAACTTCTAAATTGGTATATAGAGCTAGTAATCGTAGTTTTATCATTACTCCATAATGCGTTATTACGAAGTTATAATCACCCCTTTAAATGGCGCACCCATTATTTTTAGCACTCAAGGTAGCGCAGGTACACCCAATGGTTCTGCGCTGCGGATTGATTTTGACATCTATCAACAACAATTTAACCAAGCTGGTTTAAATAGTTTTATTCGTGTATTTGGAATTTCTTATAAACAAATTAGTCAATTAGCTAATTTAAACCCTAAAATTCCTTTAACTAATCCTGATAACTTTGCAAAGATTCAAATATCGGCTGGAATGTCTAAGGGTTTACCCTTTGCCAAACCATCACAGCAAGGTGTATTAGTTAAAGGTTTAATTGGACAAGCCTTTGCAAATTGGCAAGGCACAGAGATTAGCTTAGATTTAGTAATTATTCCTAATGTTGGCTCTGCTCGTGATCCTATTAATATTCCATTGTCTTGGAAAAAAGGCAATACTTTAGAATCTGCTGTTAAAGCATCTTTGGGGATTGCTTATCCAACAACTCCAATATCAGGTTCTTATAGCCCTGATCTTGTATATACAGAAGATCAAGCTGGTTTTTATTATGATATTGAGCAATTTGCTACTTATGTATATAACACCAGTAAATCAATCAATACAGACCCTAATTATCTTGGAGCAATGATTACTCAAACCCCAGATGGGTTTGTTTTGAGTGATGGAACAAAAACTACTGGTGGTACATTACAAGTTAAATATACCGATATTATTGGAAACTTGACTTGGTTAAATGTAGGAACAATTCAAGCTAAATTGGTTATGCGTGGCGATTTGTCTATTAATCAAAAAATAAAGTTTCCTCAAGGCTCTCCAGTAACCAATACTGTTAATAGTTTTTCTCAGTATAGAAATAATGTATCGTTTCAAAGTGAATTTTTGATTACCCAAATTCGCCATGTAGGAAGTAGCCGACAAGCAAGTGCGGATAACTGGGTAACTATTATTAACTGCATAGAACCACCAGCATAAAATGGGAATATCACAAAAATCACCTTTTGCTAATTCGATCAATAACTTTACTGATCGAAAACTTAGCGACTATCAACAAGGTCTTGGGCAAGCATTACCTTGCCGAGTTACCAAAGTTGAAGGGGCTATTGTTACAGTCAATTTTGAAATATTACCTGATAGCAAAATTACTTTGCCCCCAGTAACTTGTCCTATTGCCGAAAGTGCTTATGTAAGGCTTCCTGTTCAAGAAGGCGATTATGGCATTGTAATGGCTGCGGATACAAGGCTAGGGGGCATTTCAGGACTTGGTTTAGGTAAAGCCCCATTGACTCACGCAAGTAACCTTGGTGCGCTTGTATTTGTTCCTATTGGCAATAAAAATTGGGCTACTACCGATCCTGTTGATCCTAATGCAGTAAACATTAATGCCCCTAATGGTGCAGTAATTCGAGATACCAACAATAAATGCGTAATTACCCTTACTCCAACTGGAGTGGTAACAACCATTGGCGGTACTACTTTTACTATTAATGGCACTTCTGTAACTGCTGTTAATGGGGCTTCAACCATTGCTATGGATGCCAATTCAATTAATTTTACTTCTCCAGCTATTAATTTAAATGGAGTTATTGGACTTAATGGACCATTTACTCAACACGCTAATACTTATGGCACTACAGGTTATATGATTGGACCATTGGAAGTGTTAAACAATGTTACTTCCGATGCAACTGTTACTGGTGCTACTGATGTTAAAACTGGCGCAGTTAGCCTTAAAACACACAAACATGGCGGTGTTACTGTTGGTGGCGGTCAAACTGGAGTTCCTGTTTAGGAAAATTTATGAGAACTTATGGAAAAAATGCCGATGGGCAATGGGTAGAAGTATTAGAAACCAGCTATATTTGGCTGGCAACTTTGGCGCAAACTTTGCGACTTAATGAAAAGGAAAGTCCTTTTTATGCAAACTATGGATTACCTGCTCATGATTCAGTGATGTCACAAACAGCCCCTACTGTAGCTATTAACAGAACTCAATCTCAATATGCTCCATATTTTGCAAATTTAAGCGTAACTAAGAATGAATTAGCGACTCAACCAACTTATAATATCTCAGCAGTGTTTCAAGATGGCACAATTTTCCAATCAGAGGTGGCAACTTAAATGGCAACTATTACTACCGCAGGTGCTATTCCTGCAACCCCACAACAACTTAGAGATGCTGAAGTAGCTGCTGCAACTGCACTTTCTCCCGGTTTAACTGCAAATCTTCCCGGATCATTAATTGAAGATTTAGCTTCTACTGCTGCTGGTGCTTTAGTTATTCAGGATCAAGCCTATGTGGATTTAGTTAATTCTATTAGCCCTTATTCTGCTAATCCTTTTATTCTTAGTCAGCTAGGAAACATTTATGGTGTTCAGCAAGGTATTGGTTCTAATACTTCTGTATATGTAACTTTTATTGGAAATCCCGGATATGTAATTCCTGTTGGCTTTACTGTTTCTGATGGTAATTATCAATATACTGTTCAAGATGGTGGCATTGTTCAAACTAATGGACAAAGTTCACCTTTGTATTGTTTGGCTACACAATCTGGTTCTTGGGCTGTTCCGATTGGAACTGTTACCCAAATTATTACTTCTGTAGCATCAGGGTTTACCCTAACTTGTACTAATTTGACTGCTGGTGTTCCCGGTGAAATTGCTCAAACTGTTCCTCAATATCAAGCTCAAGTTATTCAAGCTGGTTTGGCTGTAGCTCAAGGAATGCCAACTTTTCTTAAAACTCAATTAGAAAAAGTTGTTGGAGTTCAATCTAGGCTTATTTCTATTAGGGATGTTGGCACTAGTGAATGGGAAATTATTGTAGGCGGTGGCGATCCTTATTCGGTAGCTGATGCTATCTATAGAGGTGTATTTGATATTTCCAACATTGTTGGCTCTACTATTTTAGCTGATTCTATTACTAAGGCTTATCCAGCAGTAGTAACAACCAACTTAAATCATGGTTATACAACAGGACAAGCGGTTGTAATTACTGGCGCAACTGGAATGACAGAAATAAATGGTCATACTTATATAGCCATTGTTACTAATCAAAATGCATTTAGTTTAAATGTGCCAATTTCAAGCATTAGTTGGTTAAGTGGCACTGTAACTGTAGTTACTGCTTCTAATCATGGATTGCCGGGCGGTACAACCTCAGGTTATATTTATGGTTGCACTCCTGCTGCATACAATGGTGCTTTTACTTTTACCAAAGTAGATGCAACATCTTTTACTTATCCTTTAGTTGTTGATCCTAGTACTATTGTTGTAAAAGGTTACACAGGATTAGATTCTGCCTCATTTACCACTTATACAGGTAATGGAGTTGTAACTCCTAATTTACGAAATGTAACTGTAACTATTACAGATTTTCCAGATACTTATTCTATTACTTTTGTAAATCCACCAGTTCAAACTGTTGGAGTAGCCTTAGTTTGGAATACAGATGCTTTAAATTATGTATCTCCAAATGCTGTAGCTCAATTAGGTATTCCAGCGATTGTGGATTATGTAAACAATGTTTATGTAGGTCAGCCCCTTAATATTTTTGAAATGCAAAGGGTATTTGAAAATTCCATTTCTAACATTATTCCTTCTTATTTAATATCAAGAATGGTTTTTACAGTCACAATTAATGGAATTTTGACAGAACCTTTATCTGGAACTGGTTTGATTTATGGTGATTCTGAATCTTATTTTGAAACCAATGCTGCTTTGGTTACTGTAACTCAAGGTTAATTTATGATTGCTCAGAATCTTCCATCATATTTATACCAACAATACAATGATGATCCTGATATATTGGCATTTTTTGATGCTTACAATACTTCATCTCAAACAAATTTAGATAGGATTAATAACTTAAATTTACCTAATTACACCACTAAATTTGGCTTGTTATTAGATTGGGTAGCTTTAGGTATTTATGGTCTTAAAAGACCAGTATTACCTTTTGCTGGAACAGTCGGCTCTGGTGTTTACAATGAATCAATCTATGATACAACTGTTTACAATGAAAATGTTATCTTAACTCCATCTGGTTTTTATGAAACAACCGATGACATTTTTAAAAGAATTATCACTTGGAATTTTTATAAAGGTGATGGATACCAATTTAATATTACTTGGTTAAAAAATAGGGTATATCGTTTTTTAGGACAACCCAATGGCATCCCTACGCATATTCCTAATACTTACGATATTAGTGTAACTTTTGGGTCAGGAAATGCAGTAGATATAACGATTGCAAGTGGAGATTTAACTACGCTTGCTCCAATTCTCGAAGCTGGCATAAATTCAGGTGCTTTACAAGTGCCATTCCAGTACAATTTCAATATCATTTACTAGGGCTTGTTATATGGCTATTCTTCAATTTGCTAACAACGCTTCTTCTACATTAGCGCAAAATATAACTGGTGTAGATACCACTATTTATCTTGCTGCTGGAGAAGGTAGTTTGTTTCCAACACCAACAGCAACAGAAGTATTTTATGCCACTATTTATAATACTTCCAGCACTTTGTGGGAAATTGTTTTAGTAACTGCTCGAAGTGGCGATGTTTTAACTGTTATTCGTGCTCAAGAAGGAACTACTGCTCAAACTTGGTTAGTTGGCGATAGCCTTGGTATGTATCCAACCGCAGCCACAATGAACCAGTTAATTCAAATAGATCAACTTCAACAAGGTACATACAATGTTGTGCAAGCTGGTGGTACTGCTAATGCTTTAACTTGTCAAATTACTTCAGATTTAACTTCTATTCCTGATGGTATGACTTTGGTAGTTAAGCCTGTTTTAGCTAATACTGGGGCTGCAACCATTCAAGTTACGATGGGTTCTACTATTTTACCCGCAGTTCCGATTGTTAAAGGTCGTAATTTAGATATTGAAGCAACAGATATTCCTTCTTCTGGATACCCTGTTCAACTTATTTATAGCGCAATTTTTGGTGCTTGGGTAATGCAAATGCCAGCTACCTTAATTACCCCACCTGTACCCCCTGTTTATGCAATTAATTATTTAATTGCAGCAGGTGGTGGTGGTTCTAGTGGTGATAGGGCTGGTGGCGGTGGTGCTGGCGGTGTAGTTCTTGGTACTATAACTGCATCAACAGGAAACAATTACACAATATTTATTGGCGGTGGTGGTACAGGTGGTTATCCAACATCCACTCCTGGAACAAATTCATATATAACAGGCATAGTTACTGTAACAGGCGGTGGTCCATCAAATACTGGTGGCGGTTCAGGTGGTGGTGGACATGGATCATATGAATCAGAAGGTGGTAATCCCGGTGCTGGTGGATTTGGAATAACAGGTCAAGGAAACTATGGCGGTAATGGTGGTCCTATTGGCGCAGGTGGCGGTGGTGGCGGTGGCTCTTCAGGCGCAGGTGGCGGTGGTTATGCTGGCGGTGCTGGTGGCACAGGAATATTATCAGGAATTACTGGAACA